ACATCATCCCAACTGATTTTAGTAAAATTGCAAATCAATCCTCTTGCAACGTTACAGCTAATCCTTCCCTCTCCGGAAGAGTCATCGTCATCACTTTTTTTTTTAATGCTTCAACGTCAACACCTTCAAGCTCAAGCACCTTAGTAGAGAGCTCATCGATTAATCTTATCGGTAAGTTTATAATTTTATCTACGCTGGTAATTTCTTTAAGCTTTGTAACCTGAGTGGAAAGGGATTTAATTTCTTTTTTCTTTTTAAACTCATACCACTTTGCCGGCTTGTTGTTAAGTTGATTCAATTTTTCTTCCAGGCCGATAAAGTTGATCTTCAATCCATCTCTTATCACCACAGCACTGTTCATAATGCCGGAGAATGGATCACCCTTGTGCTTTTTGGAATAATCCATCAAAGCATTAACATCACGAGCTGTCCGTTCCGAAAGCAAAAGCTTCTTTCCGAACAGCTCAATTTCAATAATATTAGTTGGCAACTGCATAAGTTGGTGTACCATTTATTTTGAATGTATAACTAATTTTTGCAAGACCTTTTCTGGTCACGGTAATGGATTTCTTTGTAATGATTGCATTGCCGGTTATTTCTTTGTTTGTTGTTGCACCACGTTTAAAGATTATCTTAAAAGCATGCTCAGCAGCAGCAACTAATCCACACGCTGTTTCCGCAGGAGCACCTCTCCATTTAAAAGTATAATCAACTTTAGAAACCCCAGCTGATTCGTCTGTGATTTCTTTGCTAATCGGAATAGAGGTACCGTTAAAAGTTTGTCCGCTAGCGAAGGTAAGAATTGTTGCTTCATTTGTTGGATTAGTTGTTAACAGATCCACGTCCTCGCTTCTCATAATTACAGAAGCTTTAGACTCTCTTTCTGCGCGGCTTACTTCAGTTTCAGTTCCATCTCCGGTGGTTTCAGTGTCAGTCACATCCAGCTCGTCGTAAGTAATGTTAATATCAACATCAGTCAGAGGAACATCAACCGAATCAAATGAAAGTCCCATTGTCTTACCGGTAATCTTTGTGCCGAGTGGCCTTACTTTATCAGTTGCAGACATCACTTCGGTGCCATCAGATTCAAAGATTTGTCCGATGTCGTAAGCAGCCAAAACAGTGTCCTTAGCAGTTACTCGGTATCTTGCATCCTTAGTAAGCGTGCCAGTATTTATTTCAGCACCAAGCGGGGTATAAAAATTTTGTTCAACAGTAAAGCTTCTTTCAGCAAGAATTACTTCAAAATCTTTTCCATCACCAGGAGTTGCGGTATCTGTTGAGTCTTCAGTTGTAAAAGCTTCAGAAGGTTTTACACTGATAACCGGTTCTTCCACTCCATCGAACCAGAACTCTAAATCTTTTCCCACTACTTTTACATTTGCCATTTTATGAATCTCCTAAATAAATTATTAAAGTTTCGTTAATTCTAATTTGTATTGATGAGTAATTTGAAAAACAGTTCCATTTTTAGCCTCACGTGATAGCTGAAATTCAATTCTATCAAGATGATATTCTGTTAAAGACCAGCCGGATTCAGAGTCCTCAAACGCAGTTCTTGAGTTCTCAGCAATTGTTTCAAGCGCAGCTACATTTTCTCCATAATGGTTAATCTGAAAATAGACCTCTTCAAACTTGGTGGCTGTATCTCTTTCCTGTGTATTAACAACCTGAGAGAATACCGCATAAGGTTTTGGGCCACCCTGGGGAGCTTCTAAATAATAAAACTTTCCGCCCAATCCGGTTATTGCAGATCCTAAAGAATAAATTTTATTTCTTACTTCAGTTATCATTGTTTCTAAATTCTTTATCTATGTTTGCCATATTCTTCTGGCTCATTCACTTCGCTATCTTAACGGAAAAACAAAATTGCTACTATCAGGATCCCAGGGATAAATATTCCCTTTGTATTCAACTCTCGGAGGAGGATTATCATAGAATATTGGAAGTCTTAACATTATTTTTCTAATAGGAATTAAATCACCATTTTCATCTACTTTCCAATAAAGGAATGTTCCGTTTGCTCTCCTTGGTAAGTCTCCGTTAGGAAGCCAAACTTTTAGATAAGCAGAATCCATTACATAGGCATGCCAGATCATCCACCTGTATTCAACCTCAACTTCATTAATAATAATTGCTTTAGGAGTTTGTGCTCTCGTAAATGTTGAGAGCACAATTATTAATATTATAGAGTTAAAATATTTCAACATTGATAATAGTCGCCTTTTGAACTTCCACCGGTAAAGTATAGAATGTACTTACCGTCAGTTTACTTGGGAGTGTTATTCCTTCTGAGTTTCCAAAGTTTACTATGGCCAGTTTAAACTTTCTTCCGTCAGTTACGTGCGTGCTTGTGAACGAAACTGAAGTTCCAAGAGGAATTTTATAAATAAGCAGACCGGTTTTATCTAAGTCATACCAGTTACCATCTTCAAATAATTGGTTCTGAGTTATGTCTGTTCCTTTCCACATTACCAGGTAGCTGCTATCAACTTCAGCTGGAGTTGTGTATGTCGTTTTAACACTAACACTCTGTGGGTAACTGTTGCACGATGCGAATAGCACAAATGCAAATGCAAGTAAAATAAATAGTCCTTTCATTATGATACCTTCCTATGTTTTGTAAAAAACGAATGATTCATTATCTGCTTATTAAAATTATCAACTACTAAAAAAGCTGTCTTCAAATTAATCTGAGCTTCGTTAACTGATTTTGCCCGATCAAGTGCTTCGTTCAACGCCTCAAGTTTATTAAGCCCTCTTTTTTGTGAGTATGCCTCAAGCTTTGCGCGTATTGAGTAAAGCAATCTCCGATTCGTATTTGTCATAAACTCATAATCTTCATTATCGTTGCTTTGTTTTCTAACAAAGCCGGTCTTAAAAATGGCTGAGGCTTATTTCCAAGAGTAAAGTACGTTTTACCTTCAGCATCTGTAAAGAACCATCCACCCTTTCGACCTTTACTATTCTCAGCAAATTCTCCTGTGCCAAATTCTATGTATGGTGCATATTCAACGTTGGTACCGACCCGGCAGCTCAATTCAACTTCATCAACTTGATGTGTTATACTTCCGCGCAAATTTCCGGTATCGACAGCCACTAAAAGTTTTGAACTATCTTCAACAAACTTTCCTGCTGCTTCTAGCTTATCAATAACTCGTTGTCTTACAGCTGCAAGAATTGCTTTGTCGTTCCATTTATTTTCCATCAGATTCCACTTCCTAAAAAGTAAAGCACAATCGATGTTAACACCCCAAGTAAATAATTAACATAAGGCTCTTCAAAAAACCCTGGATCGCACTCATTTACAATTTTAGTTTCTTTAAGCTTTAGTGTATCAACTCGAATGTGATTGGTTTTTATTAAATCAAATTCGGGTTCATAAACGAAAGAGTTTTCAGAAAATAAATAAGTGATGTCTGCTTTATGTTTTAATGAATCATCACCAAAAATGTGTAACGAATTAAATGTAGTTTTTGCAGTATCAGTTTTAAGCTCTGCAACTTGCTTTGATGAATCACGAATAATTATAGTTTTGCCAATCACGGAATCTTTCCCCGGGACCAGTACTGGGATTTCAGTTTTAATAATCTCTGGCTTTGTCAATGCTCCTTTAAGCATATACCCGAAGGCAGCAGCGAGAATTATCGCTACTGCCAACAAGAGGTAAACGTATTTGTTTAATTGATTCATTAAACTTTTTCTCTAGCCTTAGTATTTTGAAATCTTTTTTCCGGAGTCAGCTGTAATATCAATTGAGCCACGGCAACAGATAAAAAGTTCCACAGCAACTGCGACCAAAACTGTGTTGCCTGATCGATCAGTGTTAAAATTGCTGTAGCAATTAAACTGAGTATCGGAACTACAATCCAAACAATATTCCATCCCATAAGAGTTGGTTTGATTTTTTGTACTAACCAAGTCACTCCAAAGATCACTAAGGGTGTTATTGCACCAATAATGCTTTCAATAGAAATTATTGGATCATTGGTTTGCGCTAACGTAAAACTGAACACCGTTGTTATTGCTAGGAAGAGTAGGATCAGCTTTAACGAGAAAATTTTTCGTAACATATTAACTCCTTTTAATTATTGAGTGCTATTTTATTTTTTCCAGAATCTTTTCAAGTCTGTCTATCTGCTGTTTTAAGTTGTCAACTTCCGATTTAAGCACTGAACCGTCTTTATCAGAATAGTAGTATTGCAATTGATTGCTTATTTCTTCCTTGATAACTTTTCTAGTGCTCGATTCATCCATCTTAGAAGCCAGCTGAGTTTGAGAAACTCCAATTCCAATCCCTGTCACGACAAAGAAAGCAACTACAGTCATGATCAAGTAACTTTTCTTTATCAGGGCCAAACTCCCATCAGTATTTCTCATCTGTTCCATTATTTCCCTTTTCTGTAAATATTTTTTTCAGCAATCCCGATTGATTCTAACCACTTCTCAACATCGAACGAAGGACAGGCTTTGTTTGCAAAGTGGTAATGTCCAGCGACTTTTAGATCAGGCCACTTAGCAAGTAATTCCAGTACTACTCTTTTCATCACAGATTTTTGTTCAACCGTGCGCGTGTCTTTTGGGTTTAAGTATTTATCAACTCCACCGACATAGCAGATATGCATACTTTCAGAATTAATTCCAGCAGCTCCATTCGTTACCTCAAAGGCATCAACAAACTCGTCATCATTTTCCTGCACGAAGGAGTGAACTAACCCGCTCAATAAAATCAATTTAGAATATCCCACCTGGTTCCATCCACGCCCGCGAGGTGGTGGGAGTAAATGCCATTGTTTAACCATCTCCGGAGTAACCGGCATTCCTTCCTGAGTAGCTGTGCAGTGGATGACTAAATACTTTCTTTTCTTAGGCATTGATTAACTCACAATCTATTTCTAAGTGATCGTCCATTTCCATCGGATTTTTAACAAACTTAATTTCATAAGTTTTGCTTTTGTTGCTGTCATAGATTCTGTCTTTCTCAACTACATCTATAACAGGACAATAAAATCTGTGGCTTGTTTTTAAGCCGAGAGCTTCATTTGCTAGTATTTCTGTACCTGTTAATGGTCTCATCCTACCGGATGAATTAACCAGATCAGCGAAAGTTAAAACTATAACTCCTCCACCATCGTTCGATTCCACTGGACGTTTAACAGTATAACCTGGTTTGTAGTAACTGTCTATCGGCATCTCAATCCCACTGCAACTTTCTGAACGTTGAAAAAGTCTCAAGCATTTCTTGTTGATTGAAAAATGATTCCGAATGGTCCCCAAGGGATCTGCTCTTTACAGTTTTTTCTTTATTCAATTTGAAAGCAATAAAATCAGCAGCAGCCATTTTAATATCCTCTGTAAATTGAACACGCCGAATAAAGATCAAACTTCCAGCAGCTTCTTCAACCACTGTCTCGTTTACTTCTATCTCACCAGCTGCAACAGTTTTAATTGAAAATATTTTATCGTTTTGGTAACTCCCTAAAACAAGAATATCATTCCCAACAGCAAAGCCATCATGATCAAGCTCGGCATCGGCATCAATAATCTTTTTTGAGGTAGCAGCAAAAGAAATGTTGTCACCCTGGACGTAGATCTCCGGTACAATAAAATTATTGATCCTTCGAACAATAAAGTCTTGCACTTTCACAATAAGCGAATCGATTAGAGTATCCTTCGAAGTATCCGCAGAAGCAATCTGAAGCAGAGTCTTTACTTCATCCTTGGTGGTTATCGGCATTATAGTCCTGCAATAAAAGTTTATTAAAGAGGGAGCGTTACGGCTCCCTCAGTTATTTAATTATTGAGAACTATTATCTCGGTATATAAGTAAAGAACACGTTCAGTTTACCAGCAACATCAGCATCATCGGTAGTTATCACAGCCTTCACATATCTTCGAGCATTTGAAGGCACAATCAACTTTCCAAGTGCTGTTCCAGCCGCTTTAACACCACTACCAGAAGCAGCAGTAATTGTATAAACTGTTGCTAGATCTGCAAAGCTCGAGTTATCAGCTGAGTCCTGAAGTTTTATAGTTAAAACTTTCGTGTCTGATAAATCAGTTCCTACAGATCCAACCTCGGCCACAACCTCAAGAGATCCTTGAGTATTGCCAAGATCGAAGCTACCACCATTACCATCCGCAGAAGTATTCTGAGGAACGGCTTGATCAGCTGCAAGAAAGTCAGCAGCAGATTTTAATACACCATTTAAGTTTACTTGATTAGACATATTGTTTTATCATCCTTTCTTAAAATGCTACGTTTGCTTCAGTACCGTCGAGGAAATTGTAAGAGGTTACAATCGGGATTCTATCCCAGCTATCAACGATTACTGGATTGTTTATATTCGATGACATAACAGTTATTCTGTTACCGTTGCCGCGAACATCTTTTAAGTTTGATAACAACTTCGGATGCATAAGCAAGTAGGTGTTGCTGTTACCGCCTCTTACCATTGCGATAAGATCATCAATTTGTGTAGCTGTAGGAAGTTTCTTTGTTGCAGAAATTCTATCAACATTAAAAATTCCAGCCACAGAATTTGTTCTTGCAATTTGGAAACCGAAATAACCTTTATATCTAACCTGGAAGCCGAGCACCTGAATTGTTGCACCATTTCTGGTAACATTAACAGGCATAAGATTACCACCGTTAACAGCTTTCACGTTCAACATTGCACCGTTTTGAAATCCTTTTGGAGAATACAAACCGGTTGTTTCATTTGGAATAAAACGGATTGCTAGAATACAGTGGTTAACATTTGAAGAGCCAGCAGCATTTATTTTATTTGATCCGGCAACTGCATGAGCCCGAATCATATTGTAGAGTATTGCGTACTCAGCAGCCATACCTGATTTTCTCAGGATAGCAGGTTCTTGTTTTGCGAAATATTTTGGAGCACCACCAAACATCTGAGCTTTATCTTCCTCAACCTGAGCGATTCCACCCATAATCGAAAGGTCAACTTTTTTAAGTTCAGATTTAACATTTACGGTAGGCAAGGCAGCGTCAAGATCGACAAATCCAGCGCCGTTAATTTCTTGTGTATCTTCATACACGTTCCACAAATCGTGGCTTGCTTCTTCAAATGGAAGCATCGAAAGGATCGGTGAATCCTCTGTAATGTTATCAACCTGTTTAGGTTGTTTCTTTGCATAGAGGATAGCAAGTTCTTTTAATGTAGGCATTTTTTTTAATCTCCGTTAATTAATTCTGTATTGAATTATTTTTTACCGCCACCAAATACCTCACTTTCAAAAAACTCCTCAGTTGACATTTCTTTCACTTCTTCTCCTTCGCCTTTTTTCTTATTAGGTGGAGTACCAGTAAAGTGTTCCTCACCGAATAAAGGTTTGTAATCTTCCTGAAGCTTTTTAATGGAATCATCAAAACCTTTGATTTTTCCGTCTTCAGTTAATTCGACTTTTTCAAGATCGAATTCCCTCATCAGTAATTTTAAGTTTTTCGGATTAGTAACTCCGGCAGCCGTTAAGGAATCTTTTAAAACTCCTTCGTACTTAGCTAACTTTAGTTCCTTATCCTTTGCAGCAATCTTATCATCCTGCTCTTTAGTCTTCTTCTCAAGTGCTGTAATTTTATCTTCAACACTTTTGTTTCCGGAATTCTTTTCGTCTTCCGCTTTCTTCAAACTATCCTGAGCAGTTTTAAGATCAGTTGTCAACTTTTCTTTTTCTTTTACAAGATCCTTTTTCTCATCGTTGATTTTATCAAACTTATCTTTTGGGATGTAAGAACCATCATTCACAATCAGATCCTTGGTCCCAAGATCAGCTTCAACTTTTTTAAAGAGATCTTCCCCAATCAGTTCTTTGAGTTTTTTCAAGTAAGACATTTGTAACACTCCTTAGTTTTTTTTACGAGTCACCACTCGCATAGAGTTATCGTTCAGTTATGCGCCGAACATTTCAAGTGCGCGAATTCATTTATTTAATTGTTGGTGAAAAACTAATTTGTAGGAAATTGAGTGTCATCCTAATTTTTGTTAGGATTTATGAAAATTGATTAGGCAAGAAAGAATTTTGTTATAGTCGGTTGGAGATAAGTAGGTACATTAAAAAGATCATAATAGCTATTAAGATGGCTGTAAGTATATCAATAATTCGGTCGGAGTGCTTTTTGAAATCCATACATTCACAGTCATTTAGTGTGAAGTGAATATCTGATTACTTTAAGACTTTATCAAACTATAATTCTGTCAGCTTATGATGTAACCAAATAGTAAATTACTACAAGTAAACTGACAAATACTACTGCTATCAAAACTTCTAAAAACCATAGAGAAGAATTCTTAAATTTCATAAAATTTTCAAATAATAGGGTGAACAATAAAAACCACATTGCCCCATGGTATTATCGAAGATTTATAAATTTTGTTTAGGCCTATGTTTTAGATTAGTCCACTGAGCAGTAAAATTTGTAAGCTTGTATTTTTCTATCAAATGATCCAAAAAGATTTTCGTCTCCTCATCCATTTTATAGAATTGATTTTTTTTGTATGATCTCAATATTTTAATGGTATCATTTGCAGCTGCAGGAAACAAAGTACCATTCTCTAAAGTTTTTTTATGTGCCTCTAAATGTTGTAATGTTATTAAAATCATTCTTTCTTGCTCATTGACTTAACTTATATTCAATACGATTTAATTAATTGTTATAAAACCAACTTAATTATTAGAAAGGATCAATTTCCTTTAATTCTCATTTTTACTTCTGAAGTTAGTTGAACTTAATTTATTCCATCAAAAGTGACTTTCTAACTTAAGCATTATAATATGAATAACATCTATCCGGGCGATGGACAC